GCTTAAACCCAGGTTTGCGCGAAAGGCCGATTTGTCCGCGATGTCAGCACCGTTTTGCTCTTTTTGTAGGGCGACGTTTTTGACAAAGGCGGTGGTGGCTAACTGTGTGGAGTTCACATTTTTCTCTGCCGTCGGCGCAGTCGGCACGCCAGTCAGTGCCGGGCTGTTGAGCGGCGCATACTGCGGATGGGGATTGGCTGCGGCCACATGAGCGCTAAGGCGACTGTCGGCGTAAGACTTAACCTCAATCGCTTTGTCATCGACGTATTGACGGGTAGCCAGCACCACCGAGGGGTCAATTTTCAGGGTAATGGCATCGGTATTGCTGACAATCAAGATCATGCGCACGGTTTGTACCCGGCCTGAACCCTCCTGCAACTGCGGTTTATAGGTTTCGGCGCAGTTTGCGACCGCGATCAGATCGCCGTCGCTGTCATACAAGCCAATCTCACGGATCCACCAACCGCCTTCATTTTCAGGAATAACCTGCTCGGCAATGATTTGGTTGGTGTTTGCCGGGTCGACGCTTAGGGTGTTGAGTGAGGCACGGCGCTTTTCGTTAATCAGTTTAGTCTGGGCGGTCGAGGGGGTTGGCAGGCTGCCGCCGCCATCGCCTACCGCCATTTGCGTAATGGCCAGATGACTACCCAGCGCGGTGGCGTTAGCCAACTTCGCCGCGCCGGTGTTCGTCAGTAAAGCAAAGTATTTTGTACTCATGCAGATTACTCATACGGTTAACAGGATAGGATGCCGCAGGGCGACATCGGGGAAGCCGGGCTGGCCGACAGGCGATGACCACCGGTATGCCCGGCTGTGTGGGTAGGCTGTGTCCGGGTTCAGGTGCGAAAAGCGTTATCTGAAGACCCAGCCTGGGTAGAGGTAGTATGCGAAGTCGGCGTCGTCAGCGCATCTGGTGGGCGTTGTTCGCATAGGGAGACAACAGATGAAGACCACATTGGGTGGTGATGCCGACATAAAAAAGCCAGCGCAGGCTGGCTTGGTGTGAGTGCGGAAATCAACCGCCGACGTGTATGTCATCAATCAGGTGAATGGCTGCGCCGGTTATTTCGTCGCCAGATACACTGATGGTTTCTGGGAAGTAGGGGTAGATGGTGAGTTCGTCGCCGCTATAAGAACCGGCACCCATCAACAATGGTCCCTGGCTGTCCAGATTAATGTTTAACCCCAGCATCTGGCGGCTAACCGGTTTGGCGTCGGCAATCAGGCGTTCCAGTTCCTGAAACGACTCCTCCGTGATCCCCGATTCCTGAATGCCGATATCCAGCCTGAAGGTGCCGGGGGCGTCGCCGGTTTGCCACCACTCTTTGATGCGAATCAGATATCCCAGCGGTTCAACAACCCGCCGCAGCGCGCCGATCGTACCTTTGTGACGGTGGATAAAAAACGCATCTTTGATGACTTTGCGTTTGACGGTTTCTGACCAGCCTTCATCCCAGCGGTCAACCGACAATGTCCAGGCCAGATAAGGCAGTAGTTCAACCGGACAGGTATCCGGATTCCAGATCTGTCGCAGGGGAATCGGTACGGTTTCCAGACTGGCTCCGGTAACGGCAATCGCCTGTTCCAGAGAGGATGAGCCGGGGGGGAGTAGAGGACTTTTACTCATCCGTTCCCCCCAATATCAGGGTATAGCCAGTACAGTGCGATGCCTGGGTATCATCCAGCACGATGTCGGCTGCTGGGCTGGCCAATTCCACCCGCTGAACCCCTTCCACATGCAGTGCCGCGTAGATGGCGGAGCGGCGGATGTCGCGCCCGAGTCGGTGCTGGTTGCTGACATAGCTCTGTAGTTTTTTCTCGGCGGCGGCGCGGATGGGTTCAGCTTCCGGGCCGGGATACAGGTAAAGCGTGGCGTTGATGTCGTATGGAACGATCACCGCTGACTTGACGGTGACCCGGTCAGCCACCGGCCTGATGTCTTCGGCGTTCAACGCTGCGTTGACGGTGGCGATCAACGAATCGCTGGCGGTGCCGTCGTTTTCCCGCGACAGGACCGACACCAGTACCTGAGCGGGGCCGGGGCTGATGACCGAGATATCCGCTACCTGTCCGCTGGCGCTGCGCCCGTGGAACTGATAGGAGCCGATGGACCCCGCCACACTTAAGCCCTCATAAGCTTGCTGAATGCGCAGACGAAAATCGGTATCCGACTCCATTACGGCCGCGGTCGGGGGAACGGTGGTCGTGTCCGCCGCGGTGATCACCAGCCGGGAGACGTTAACGTTGGCACCCAACTGCTCCAGGTCGCTACCTTGGGCAAACGCCAGCATCCCGGCCTGAGCCGCTTCATTGATGCGCTGGCGCAGCAGCAGTTCACGATAGGCGTTTTCCTGTAGCAGTTTTACCAGCGGCTCTGATTCCAATGCCAGAACGCGAGCGATAGCTTCGCGCTCATCGGCATTGTAGAGCGACAGCAGGGTTTCTTTGCGTGTGGCGAACAGCGTTTCATAATCCAGCGTTTCGACCACGCTAGGGGCGGGTAACTGACTTAAATCGATAAGAGGCATGATCTCAACTCACGGGAATAGTTAATGAAAGGGAGGTGCTGTTGTCGGCCAGGGTGCCGGAAATATCCACAATCAACTGGCCGTCGTAGTGGCTTTCCATTGAGATGGATGTCAGCGTCAGCCGTGGCTCCCATTTCAGCAACGCGACATAGCAGGCCGCCTGCACCTGTAATTTCAAGGCAGGCGTTTGCGGCTGGTCGATCAAGGTCGAAAGCAGTGAGCCGTAATCACGCCGCATCACCCGACTGCCTTGCGGGGTGGTCAGAATATCGCGCACGCTTTGGCGCAGATGTTCCAGGTCGCTGAGGCTGCTGCCGGTATTGCGATTCATGCCGGTGTATGGCGTACTGGTCATAAAGGTCCTCCTGTTGTGCCGCCGCCACTCTGTACACCGCTGTGTTGGTGGGTATGTACCACCACGCCGTTGGAAGAGAAGCTCCCCCCCGAGTGGGTGACGCTGCCCGTGATGCTGCCACCTTGCTGAACGTCGATAGTCTGGGTGATTAATTTGTGCGTACAGACAACTTCTGGGGTGTCCAGCGTGATGCGTTCGCTGGCGTTGATGGTGACGTTTTTCGTGGTGACGGTGACCGATTCCGATGCGACAACCGTCGCGCTCTTGATGCCGGTTACGGTCAACGCGCCGTTAGCGGGTTCGTATTCCATCACCGCGCCATCAGGGAAGTGGATGTGGCAGGCATCCGCAGAGGCTGATGGAGCCGGATGGTGTTCGCTATAAATACCCGGTAAAACAAATGCCGTATTGAGTTCGCCTCCTATTGCAAGCAATAACACCTGTTCACCCACCGACGGTGCCCACCACTCGCGGGAACTCCCCGCACGACGGGACAGCCAGTGGAGCCATCCGGTGACCATGCCACCGGTCTGCACGCGGCAACGAGCCTGCTGGGTATCAACTTCGGTAATGACGCCGATACGAATCAGGTTGCGCAGCGCGCGCTGGATTTCGGAGAGATATTCATATGTATTCATGGTGGGAAGAATGCGTCTTCCCGCGTAATGAGACAATTTGCTGTGGTTGTGTGGCGAATGGCCCCACCGATCTTTGTGTTAAGACTGTTCTTTGCGTTACGACCTTTGCATCACGACGCTCTTAGCCGCACAGGCTGTAGACGCGTTGCCTGGCAGCGGGTGGCGTTCAGTATCGTTATGGCGTCGGTTTATTGACGAACAGGTGGGTCAGGTAAGGAGAGTCCTGCCGGAAGAACGGGGTGAATGGTACACAGATGTGGGTACTACGGCGGTTGTCGATAATGAGCAGATCACCCCGTTTTAGGTTGAGCCATTGCATACTGTTTTTCAGCAGCGGGTCGAGTTTTAGCAGCGCATGTCTGGCAGGCGAGGTCAGGGGATACGCCAGGTCAGGCGTACAGGTTAAAAAAGGGTCATGGTCGGCGCTGAGGAGGCTGAACGGTACGTTGTCCTGGCTGACCGCACCGGGGCGCAGCGCATATTGTGGCAGGCATAATTCGATACGGGTGTGGCGATCCACATGGCTCATGACATGACGAAGACTGGCGATACCAACCAGTATTTTGAAGACGGACGCGTCACACCCGCAATGCAGCAGCAGAAAATCGGGTTGAGTAAACACCGGCGTTGGTGAGCTTGCGCTGGACGTCAGTACGCCGTAGGACGAAAAAATGCTGGTGAGTTGCGGTGACTCATGGGAAGCCGCCGTCTGGCTGCGATAGGGGTCGCCTAAATGACAGCCAAACAGATGAAGCAACTTTCTGGATTTCTCTCGGTTGTCGTTGCAATGGATATTGACGCTTTTAGGCAGAGGCGGATGGATATCTTCCATGATTTTCGGGTAATAAAGGAATCCCTCATTGTTACCAAAATGTTTAAAATGGAGTAATTCCTTTCGTATATTACGCGGCAAACTTTGGCTTTTATCCAATTGTGCTTCCTTTCAATTATTCAATATCAAAGAGAGTCGGTCAGACAATAACACCCGCCGCTTTTTGATGATGAAACAGGTGAGGCGATAGGGTATTACTGATTGATCACGAGTGATAACAGTAGACAACGATTTCTGAAATAATTTGCAGCGAAGGAAACGAGGAGGGGCAAGTCAGATAATATTCAGCGATAATTTTTTATTATGAAAATTACGACCTGGGAATAAGCAAGTGAAGACTTCCATAATGAAATAGTCATGTCTTATCGATTATCACCAATAAAACAGGCCGTATTTGCAACGGCCATCATGGATGCGAGGTTATTTGAGCGGATCAGCTGCCTTTCCACTGGCTGATCAATTCACCTGCGATATACAGTGCCGTAGGCCGAGTTACCGGCTCGGGCGGTGCGGGTTCGGGTTCATACTGTATCTGCAAGCTTTGATTCTGTTCATTGACACGGGTACGCTCCGTCACATTAAGCCGAACGGATAGCGTGCTGGTGTTGTCCGCATTATTGTCGATCGTAAAACTGATACCTTTGTTGCGGATACTCTCTCGTGTTAACAAATCCGGCTGATTCTGGCGTACCCAGAGCAACAGAGTGACAAAAAAGGTATCGGGATTGTCAGAGAAATTATTCAGCGTCAGCAGCAACTGATAACGGTATTCAAATGACAGGGACGGCTCCTGCAACGCGGCGATTTCCCCCTCCTGGACCCGAAACTGTAATGCATCCCCCAGCGCGGGTAATGCGGTGGTGAGTGCAAGTTTAAGGCTTTGTGGTTTTTGCATAATTAAGGTTCCTGGTGTGGCGGCGATCTCCATGCGCGATTGGCTAACGATGAGCATGGAGCCCAATAATGCGGCGTTATTCCCAGATATTGATACTTTCCTGGGAACTGGAAACGGCAATATCAGGCAGAGTAACTGCGGTGCCGTGCGGCAGAATCGGACCAAGGTCCGCAAGGCCTGGATTGGACAGCAAAACCGTTTCCACAACCCCTTGTGTCCGGCCGTAGTAGCGGTAGCAAAGCGCATCCAGGGTGTCGTCCTGATGGGCGTAAACGTTCATGTGACCCCTTTAGTTCAGATAAAAAAGAGTGAGAGAGACAGATAAACAATATCGGGTAAAACAGCGTATCTCTGGTTCATTATCCTCCAGAGGAACGGCCGTGGTCGCAATGCAGAAAAGATGTTGTACATATGGCACAACAACAGGCGGGATAACGGGAAATAATGTCTGGGTATTTATTATTTATACCCGTCATACTTCAAGTTGCTGGTGTGTTGACGGTGTTACTCTGCCCATTCCATAGGCCTCAGCCCTTCGGGGCCGCTGCAAGCAGTGTTCCAATCGGCTTACGCCAATTTGTCACTCACCCGAATCACTTACCTAAGTAAGTGATTCGGGATTTGTTGACTTGCCGCGTTACAAGGCTCAAATGAGCCTTGCCCTAAAGAGCCAACGTTTTGCGTTGTTCAAAACGCAAAACGTTTTGTCCTGCAACTCGAATTATTTTGGGTATAAATAGAATTACCCCAATTCCACATCATGGTGCTAAAAAACATGACCAACGAATCGGCTTTAATTCAGCCGGAGTAATAATTGATACCAAAAAAATATACCGACTTTGGCCGGTCAGACCTTTTTATTAAATGGTCTGGATACAAAAAATTTTTGCTGCGTATTAGTCTGGCGAGTTAGCCACAGAGAAAGTCCATTAATTTGCACGTGCCTCTGGCTATCGGCCAGGGAATGTCACGGCGGTCATGATTATCCATTGAAATCCCTTACAACACTTGTTGTTCAAACCATGCTTTAAGCTGCTGTCCATCACTGCTGTTTTTCAGAAACTGTTGGTAATCACTCACCGGTAGTTCGCCGTGAGATAAGTCGGCAATCAACGACATAGCGATTTTCATTTCTTCAGGATCGCATTGTGATATCAATGACATATCGGCAATTAATCGAATCCTTGACAGGGTCAGCTCTCTGTTTTCAGTCTGTTCCACGGTACCTCTTCCATTGTGAGACTGTATTTATATACAGTACTTTATTCAGTAGTATTCGTCAACTCATAAGTGCAGGAATGGTGTGCTCATGATGCACTTTTCATCAACGGCGGATATCGCGTTATTCCTAGATTCATCAATCAGTTGGCCGTCAATCTTCACGCTGGCACCACGGACCAGTGCCTCCCGCTCCCAACGTGAGATCTCAATACCTTGCTGACGAAGGCGGGGGCGCAATGACGCCAGCCGATCGCGTTGGAAATAGGTTAGCCGTGCTGAAGGAACACGAGGAATATCGCGAAATGGGTAAGGGAACGCGCTGGGTGAAAACGCGCCCCCACAGTTATTGACAGAACTCCAAGGACGAGCAGGCTGATGCCTTTCGACGGCATCGCTGCTGGCCGAGCCTTTGGCCACAATTTTCCATTCATCCGGCCGGGTGGTGAAGACTCGCTCGCGGCCACGTTGAGCGGAAAAAATACCGACGGTACGCACAATCGTTTCGTCGTAGGTGTTCAGCCGTTCGCTGGCAGCTCTGGCGACACGAACCGACTGGTGTTGCCGGGCGACGTTCGCACCGCCCTGTGCCTCGATGTACGCGGCAAAATCCCCGTGGTCTGCCGCGTTCCTCACCCTTTCGGCTTGTTCTCCCAGCGTATCCTGTAATGACAAGCTGCGAATGCGTCGGCATTCGCGGTACGCACCAATCGTGGGTAAGCCGATGAAATGAAATTGAGGAATACGCCAGAGCGAGGCCCAGGCAGAGGCTGAGGCAGCCATGTCTTTCAGCGGTTTACCGGTTTCGTGGTCTGATTCACCATCCAGTGCATAGCCATCAATATTTTTGGCGATGTATTTGGCCACATAGGCTGTCGCACCGCCCTTGTTGATATGTTTGCAGTCAAACTGGTGGCTGTGTGCCACGGTGCGGTGGCCGTCATTGGACTGGGCATAGCGGCGCAGAATATCGACAATAGCCGGGCGCTGCGCACGGTCGCAGTACAGCATCATGTGCCAGTGTGGCGTGCCGTCGTGATGGGGTTCTACGACCCGCAGGCCGTAGATTTGCAGTTTTCGGTCTTTGAGCGCAGTACGGATTTTCCCCCATAACCGCACCAGATAATGCTGGGTCATTTTGGGCGAAGGACAATCCGGCAGCCATCCCGTGTTAACCAACACCTGGTCATGACCGCGGGTGCGGGTGGGATGGTAGTGTCCGGGGGCGGTGAGCGTCACCAACATACCCATGTGATGATGTGCTGTAGCGTAACGCTCAATACCTGCCAGCATGGTCATCAGTTCCATGCGGCGAATATCCGGATTCGCGATACTGCCCATGACCTTATCGATCAAATCGACTCGATCACCATTACGGGTATTTTCCAGCTCACGGCTTTTCAGAAAATCCAGCGTTGCCAGACGGCGGTAGCGGATATCCATCAGCGCCTGACGGCTGAGAAACGGGGAGGCGGCACGGCTGACTTCGCCGCTGGCAATCCACAGTGCTTCACGCCAGCGTGTCTGCTGGATTTTCAACTGGCGCTCCCACCAGCGAGGGGTGACCAGCCGCATTATACCCGCGCATATTTGCTCCAGCGTGAGCGTCCCGTTTTGGTGGCGCAGCCAGTAAGCCGGTTCCACGTTGAGAGACTGCGCCAGCGCCGCTAACTGACCATAGATGTGTGCTTGTGTTTCAGCACTGAATAAACTCGCCTGATTGTGGCGATCGCTATCCTGTAGATAGCGATCGCAGTGGGCATGGTAAGCCTCATTCATGTGGGCGGCGATACGGTTGGCAAAGGCGCGCAGTACCTTGTCCGGCATATCCGGCAACTGGTGATACTGTTCGGCTTCGCTGATGAAATGTGACGAACCGGCGGTATTCATCTGGTAACGGGCGTTCACGGCGTCAATGCGGGGCCAGAGACGACGCTGAACCATCGATAACAGGTAGTTAAACGCCGCCCCGGTTCCCTGGTGCTGCTTCAAATAATCGAAACGGCGACGGAAATGGTTAGCCAGAAAGTGTGGCAGCAAGGCCAGCCGATACAATACCGCCTGTCCGTGCTGCAAGGTATCCGCAGACAATGTGCTGGATTCGGGCAGAATGGCAGGACGGGGTGCATTCCACGGGTACGCCCAGCGGTTGTTGGCATGTTTCTCAGCGTTGTCAGTCGTCATAACCAGCCAGTTTTTATCTACTCGATGAAGGTTTGCCGGGTTGCCGACGGAAATAGCTGCCAATTAGCCTGGCTTGTCAGTCTGTAACCTGACGTTCACGACGGTGAGCGGTAGTGACGTTGCTTCTGTTCGCGAATTTCCTGACACGCCACACAGCACGTTACGCCGGGGATCGCCTGACGGCGGGCCTCGGGAATTGGCGCATCGCAGTCCTCACAGACATGGGCGGTGTGAGCGGCCGGGATTTTGCGAGCATGGGCGATTTGCGCATCCAGCAACATGGCTTGCTGCTCCTGGGAAATATCCATACTGTCTGCCATTAGTGTGCCTCCCAAATCTGATGGCGGATGTTTTCGGCTTCCTGTTGCAGCAGGGCCACCAGTTCCTGAGCGGACAACTGCTCCTGTCGGGCATGTTGCGCCAACTGGTCCAGGTGGTCGCTATAGCGGTGAGCCAGGTCTGCACGCCAGACGTCATTCGGGATATGCCGTTTGGCAAGGGACGGTTTTTCATGGTTTGATTGTGTGTTTTTCATACAATTTCCTGATGGTAAGCAGCAACAATGCGGACCTGCCTCATCGGCGGCCTGTGTGCTGGTGGTTGAGTTAACGGTGGGCGTCTTTTCGACGGTGCCTGTCGTTAACGAGAATAATGTTCGGGTCTGATACTGGTCAGAATGTCGGGTGCTCCGGCAAACAGGCTGCGTAACTCGTCGAAGGCGCGGTTAAGCGCTGTTGCCCACGGGCAGTCCGACTCGTCCATACGCCGTAAGGGGTGATCAAATTCCTGGGTCGTGAGTCCGGCATGGAAAAACAGTGTGCGGCGTTCGCTGAGGGTGAGGTGCCTAACCCGATGCAACAACGAGTCATGCTCCTGTTTTTCTGGTAATTCGAATGCGCTGCGTAGTTCATTCAGTGCGCTGACCATTCTTTCGCGCGCCATTTCATCCATCTCTTCCAGTTGATAGACGCACCAGCGGTGATGCAGTGCGGCATGAAAGCACAACGTGCGGCGATAACGCTCGGAGAGTCGCTGGTAAAAAATACATGTCTGTGTCCAGCGCGAATCCGCGAAGTGTTTTCCGATCAGCGCCCGCAAATTGGGTGGCAGAGTCTGCAGATGATCGGCGGTAAAGGCATAATGGGGCTTCATGATTACGCTCGCTTGCCATTGAGGCCGTCAGTTCTGGTCAGCGAGCGTAGAATATAGCTGTGATTCGAATTTCCGAATTTCAGATTAAAGTCACTGCAACCGTTCACAATACCTGAATGGCGATATCGCTCAGATAGCGAACAGGTCGCAATGAGGCCGGAAAACGAGGCTGTTAACGTGATGCTGCCCAATACCACTTTTGCATTTGCAAAATCAGGCTGAAGCCTGGTGAGGGTAAACAGAAGCCACGGCTTCCTGGTATCGCGCGCAGTGCGCCATAGCGTGGATATTAGCGCTGTGGCTTGGGCTACATGACGCAAGCTGGTGAAAGAAGACGACGCCTGAATCGGTATAGCATGGGGCTGCCGAGTGACGGCCGAAAAGCCGCTTTCTGTACTGGCGGATAGACGCGCTGTGGTAGGATTTTCCTCAGAAACGTGCGTTAGAATTGAAATTTCGTCTGACATAAAGCAATATCTCCCCCAGGCTAGGGTGTTCTATGGTGTTACATGTGCTGTGTAGACACTATAAAACACGTAACGTGTATAAGTAAATACTCGTGAGGTGTTTTTGAATACAAATAGTAATGCCGTGTCTGCGGCCTTCGTACTTGAGCGCATTATGTCAAGCTACGGAGTAAAGACTCAGAAGGAACTGAGCGAGGTCACTGAGATACCTACCAATACAATCAGTAACTGGGTTCAGCGAGGGAATGTGCCGGGTAATATTATTTTGAAGTGTGCGCTTGATACCGGAGCCGATGCCGGATGGCTGGTCACCGGAGAGTTCGCAAATGCGAATGTCTTTACGCATAAATCGCCGCTGAAAGGCAAAGCGCTTTATGAGCAGATTCTGTCATCAGGCGGTAAGGCGGTACTGCGTCGAATGCTTGATGCCTATGGATTCAGTACGCAAAAAGAGTTAGGGGATTTACTGGGTATTGCACCTGGGACGATCAGTACCTGGATTCGTCGTGATTTCTTCCCCGGTGATGTGGTGGTTACCTGCGCGTTGGATACGGGCGTGTCGTTGGCGTGGCTGGCAACCGGTAAAGGTTCCCCACAACAGAGTGACGCGCCTGTCAGCCGTCAGGACGACAGCGGCATCTGCCTGATCCCGCGTAATCTGCTGAAAACGGGAAAATTGCAGGATGCAGGAGAGTGGAAGGCGGACCCGCAGTTCATTCCTGCTGGGTTACATGCGCCTTTGCTGGTGGAAGGGAGTTCGTCTTCCTGGCTGGTGGATACCGGTATTACCAGTATCAGCAACGGTCGCTGGCTGCTGGATATTGATGGCAAGAGCGATATCTACGATGTGGCACTGCTGCCGGGGCGTAAAATGCAGGTTGAAGGCGGCAGTTCGCAGTTCCAGTGCGGGGTGGATGAAGTCACGCCGCGTGGTGTAGTGGTACTGACGTTAACCCCCAGCATCTGATCTTTACACACCCGGCGTGTCTAGGCTGCGCCGGGTGTCAGATAAGTCATCGTGTTTGCCCGTGTCGTCCGTTATCGATTATCGCCGTCTATCATCGGTTATACATGGCAACGGTAACCGCCGTGATTAGCGGTCACGGTACTCGTGAGCGGGTTTCCAGTCCCCGTTGCGAAAATCATCAATAGGAAAACAGCCGCCGTTACGGATTTGCTGTTCCTCCATCGCACCCAGACATTGTGGTTCATTGATATAGGTTCCCGCGACCAGACTCTCGCAGTTACCTCCCAGGTAACAAACAAAGATCACCAGTGCGAACAT